AGCAGAAAAAGAAGTATTTATTAAGCCAGATATTCCAAAGCCAAATGATGGAACTAATCCAGATGTTTCTAAGTGTATTTGCAAAGGAACTGGTATAATAGTACAGGGCGATGGACACAAAACGGTCTGCCCTTATCACGGCAAAGTTTCTAATAAAAGGTAATTATAAATGAATATAACATATATAATATGCGGCTCAATTGGGTTAGGCATACTAATATTATTGTCTAATATGGTTGACTTTTCATATTTAATTTCAAAACTGTTTTTAAATAATAAGTCTAATGTTGTAGTAAAAACTAATACATCTAACAAAGAGAAAGAATTCTTAACCATAGTAGGTTTATGGTATCAACTAAAAGAAAAATGCGACTCTTTTAATTTAACAGTAGCATCTAAAAAGCTTGATGAAGTTTTTCCTCTTTTGAACGGAGTGCTTGAAGATGAAGAAACTGATTAATCTGAAAAATTTAATTGGAATCAGTTTAATATTATTTGGCACATTTTTAGCAGTACGAAATTATCCCACGGTTGATAATAATCCTATTCTATTATTAGATATAGAAAAACCAAGTGATGATATTTTATTAAAGGTTAAGCCCTTATCAAGCCTTATAACAGATCCAACAGATAGAGCGAAACTAGCAATCTTTAACCAAGATTTTGCCAACAGAGTAACAAAATATACAACAGATAACCAAAAGGTTAATGACGTATACGTTTTAGCTGCTAGTTATTTTTTTAAGGATTCTCTTAAAGATAAATATGCTGATTTAGATGTAGAATTAGTTAAATTATTAGAATCTATTGTGGGAACGGATAATCATATTCTATCACCAGAAGAAAAAATGCAAATATCTAATCACTTTATGGGTTTAGCTTGGTCATTAGTTCAAAAGAGCAAATAAGATGTTACCAATTCAAGAAATTAAAAATATTATTTATTCTATTTTTTCTGATAGCGGATATATTATAAATAATTTTAATGTGCAATTTCCGCATCCGCTAGATATCAAAATTACTAAAAATTCTAATGATAATATTTCTTTAGATTTTACAAAGGCACTACCCAAAGTGGGTTGGAAAAAAATTATCAATTTTACAGCATGGGTACAGGGTATTAGCCTGGGGCCAACTCAGGGTGTTTTAAAGTTAAAATATTTTCCTGATATTAAATTTGCTTATGATGATCCGTCTCCCAAATTATTTGGATCAAAGATTTTTATATTGACGAAGATGGTAAATTATGATTATAGTGACATAGAAAAAGATATAGAACAAGAATATGGTGACAACGAAAGAAAAAAAATAGCTAAGAAGTGTTTGCATTATGCCAATGAGTGGACTACAATAACTAGCAACGGCGGGGTCAATTTTAATGATTGCACAGAAATATCTAAAAAACAATTGAAAAGAAAGTGCAAAAACTTTGTAATGGACAACATTAAAAACGATGAAGAAGTTGTTGCTGGCTCAGTTATCGTAACATTTTTATTATTATATGTAGTATTGCCAGTAGTATTGAAATTTGTACTTGAGCGCTGGTTTAAAAAGCTCTTTAATTAATTTTACATTAAACTTTGTAAATTCATAGGGGATAATATATATATGCAGGTTCAGAAAAGAAATGGTAAATTTGAACAATACAATGTGGAAAAAATACACAAGGTATTAGAGTGGGCGATCAAGGATATTAATAATGTTTCTTGGTCAGATATAGAAATGAACGCAAAGCTCTCGTTGGGAGAAGGAGCGACCACTAAAGAAATTCACCAGATGCTGATTAAATCTGCTAATGATCTCACATCCCCTAATAAGCCCAATTATCAATACGTGGCTTCTAGGCTACTCAATATGTCCCTTAGAAAAGATCTTTGGGATCGGTATGACAATCCGCCATCTTTACATAAGCATCTACAAAAAAACATTGAAGAAAAAATATACGATGAGACACTATTAATAAAGTGGACCAAAGATCAACTAGATGAACTCAATGAGTTTATAGATCATGATAGAGATTATCTATTTACTTACGCTGGTTTGCAGCAACTCATAGACAAGTATCTTGTTAAAAATCGTGCCACTGGAGAAATTTATGAAACTCCACAATTTGCATATATGTGCATAGCTCTAGCACTATTTAACAATGTAAAAGATGTAAAAGAAGCCTATGAGTGCTTTTCTACTTTTAAGATCAATCTTCCCACCCCAATTATGGCTGGAGTTAGAACTAGGATAAAGCAATTTGCCAGTTGCGTGTTGGTTGACGTAGAAGATGATCTAAACTCTATTTTTTCAAGCGTACATGCCGTGGGAAAATATACAGCCAGACGAGCGGGCATAGGCTTGAATATTGGTCGTATTAGGCCAATCAATTCTAGTATTCGTGGCGGGGAAGTAATTCATACCGGTCTTATCCCATACTTAAAGATATTTGAATCGACCGTAAAAGCCACAAGTCAAAATGGTATTCGCGGAGGTTCAGCAACAGTACACGTTCCATTTTGGCATTATGAAATAGAGGATATTATTGTTCTTAAAAATAACGCTGGCACAGATGATAACAGAGTAAGGAAATTAGATTATTCTGTTCAATTTAATAAACTATTCTATGAACGTCTTATTAAGAATGAAGACATTACATTAATGAGTCCCAGTGAAACGGGCGGTCTTTACTCTGCTATGAATAATAATGAAGACTTTAAGAAGTTATATGAAAAGTATGAGAATGCTCGCTATGTAAAAATGAAGAAGAAAATCAATGCTAGAAAACTAGCTGAAATTTTTGCTAAAGAAAGACTAGAAACTGGTCGTATTTATGTTATGAATATTGATAATGCTAATGAGCATGGATCATGGGATGCTCCAGTTTATATGAGTAATCTTTGCCAAGAAATTCTCCATCCAACCAAACCAATTAGTTCTATTGATGATAAAGAGGGCGAGATTGGTATTTGTATTTTATCAGCATTAAATCTTTTAGAACTAGAAAATGATAATGATGTTGAAGAAGCATGTTCTATTGCCGTTAGAACATTAGAAAATGTTATTGATTATCAAGATTATCCAGTTGCTGCTGGTGAAAACTTTACTAAAAATCGTAGATCATTAGGAATTGGTATAACTAATCTTGCTGGATTTTTAGCGAAGCATAAGTTAAAGTATGATGATCCAGAAACATTAAAACTAGTTCACCAAACAATGGAAAAAATTCAGTGGTATTTACTAAATGAATCCTGTAAATTAGCAGAACAATTTGGGCCTTGTAGCAAGTTTAATGAGACTAAATATTCTAAGGGGTTATTACCTATAGATTGGTACAAAAAAACGGTTGACGAACTAGTGAAGCCAGAGTATACTATGGATTGGGAAGGTCTAAGATCCAGAATAAAACAGTATGGACTAAGACATTCTACGCTCACAGCCATTATGCCATGCGAGTCATCTAGCGTGATTCAAAATAGCACAAATGGCATAGAACCAGTAAGAAGTTTGCTACCATACAAAAAGGCTAAAAATGGCGTTTTAAAACAGCTAGTGCCAAATTACGCATCACGTAAAAATTATTACAGTTTGGCGTGGGACATGAAGGATAATAAGGCTATCCTAAATATTTGTGCCATCTTACAAAAATTCGTGGACATGAGTATCAGCGTCAATTTATACTATAATTATAGCCATTATCCAGACGGCAATATACCCTTGAGTATTTTGATAAAAGATCAAATTTATGGTTTTAAATATGGAATTAAAAACTTTTATTATTGCAATACTCCAGACGGAGATGGTCATACAGAAAAAGAATCTTGTGCTGGTGGATCATGCGAGATATAAACTTTGGGGCGAGAAGACGGTTCAACAAAAGTAATACGCAATATTAGAGCGTGTATAAATATGTGTATCAAGAGAAGAATTTAAGCAATATTTGGAGTCTAAATTTTACGCTTATGAAATCGTATTCTCAATTTGAGCAAGATCTGTGGGTGTTAAGTAAGTTTCCCAACACAAAAGAAGATTACTTTGCAAGGCTAAAATCATGAAAACAATCTTAAATAAGCACAACGTAGATTATCTTAATCAGCCGCTCTTTTTGGGGGAAGACTTATCTCTACAAAGATACGATAAGTTTAAGTATCCTGTCTTTTTTGATCTATATAAAAAGCAGCTAGAATTTTTCTGGAGGCCAGAAGAAATAGAACTTAAGAAAGATAGAAATGATTTCAAAAATGATGATATAATGTCAGACAATGAGCGTTTTATCTTCACATCAAATCTCAAATATCAAACAATGATGGATAGCGTGATTTGTCGTGGAGTTCCAACACTTGTAGAGTATGTTTCTAATCCAGAATTAGAAGCCTGCATGAATGTTTGGCAGTTCTTTGAGCAAATCCACAGCTATAGCTATACTTATATTATTAAGAATGTTTACAGTAATCCCAGTGAAGTTCTTGATAGTTGCTTAACAGATAAAGAAATTTTAAAAAGAGCTAACGTAGCGATTAAGGAATATAACGCTCTTAGGGAGATAGGACATTCCGGCAAGCTTAAAGACATTAAAAAGCAGATTTACCTAACTCTCATCAGCGTTAATATTCTAGAAGCAATACGTTTTTATGTATCATTTATTTGCGCTTTTGCGTTTGCAGAAAACAAAAAGATGATAGGAAATGCCGATATTATTAAGCTGATTAAACGCGACGAGGCTCTACATCTTTATAACACTCAAGAAATTATCAAGATTCTTCGTAATAATCCAGACGAAGGATTTATCAAAGTAGCAGAAGAGTGCGAAGAAGAAGCCATCGCTATGTTTGAATCGGCTGCGTCAGAAGAAAAAGCTTGGTCAGAATATCTTTTCAAAGACGGTTCCATTATTGGTTTAAATCAAAAAGTTATGGCAGAGTATATAGATTGGCTATGTATGAGCCGACGAAAAACTATCGGGCTTGCATATGATAAGGGGTGCAAAAATCCCATTTCTGGATGGACTGACCCCTGGATGAACAGTGAAGCTGTACAAGTAGCACCGCAAGAGCATGAGATTACATCTTATAAGATAGGTGCTAGTAAAAACGATCTTGATGAAATTGACTTAGGAGGACTTGATATATGACAACAGACATTGATATGCTTTTTACTATAAAAACAAAATTATTAACACCTAATAGTAAATTGCCAACAAGAGCAAACGAAAATGATGCTGGCTGGGATTTATATGCTACTGTTGAAACCATCATACCACCAAAACAACGCAAAACTGTCAATACTGGGATAGCAATACACATGCCAGAACATTTTGCTGGCTTAATTTGGCCTAGATCGGGCCTATCAGTTAAGCAAGGAATAGATGTTTTAGCTGGAGTAGTGGATAGCGGCTATAGAGGAGAGATTATGGTATGTTTATACAATACCTCAGACGAGGATGTTGTGATACATATCGGGGATAGAATCGCTCAGATTATATTCCAAGAGGTTCCTCGCGTAATTATGGAGGTCCATGAATCGTTAGGTTCCTCGCAACGGGGAGACAACGGCTTTGGCAGCAGCGGCAAATAACAATCCGAAGAAAAACAAGAAAAACAAAAATCAACCAAAAGAAAACGTATTAATAGCTAAAACTAATAATCAAAAAGAATATATTAGATCAATAATTGAAAACGATATCACTTTTTGCACCGGCCCTTCTGGAACCGGTAAGTCGTTCATATCGGCTGGTATAGCAGCAGAACACTTACTAAAGGATAAAATAGAAACTATTATTGTGACTAGACCTCTTGTTTGTACGGGGAAAGATATAGGTTCTTTACCCGGAGAATTATCGGATAAAATTAAGCCTTATTTGCAACCAATGGAGGAAAATTTAAAATATTTTCTTGGAAGAGATAAGTTTGGACTCTATTATAATACTAGACGCATCAAGTTTGAACCGCTGGAAACTATGCGTGGAGCTACATATCACAATTCCTATATGATTTTAGACGAAGCTCAAAATTGCACATTAGAACAAATCAAAATGTTCATTACAAGAATGGGCGAAAACTCTAAGGTTATTATAAATGGAGATATAAAACAAACAGACTTATATGATGCTAATGGATTAACATACTGTTTAAATAAACTATGTAATTTAAATGGTGTTGGTATTTGCAAGTTAGATTATAATGATATTCAACGAAATGGAATTTTAGGAGCGATATTACACGCATTAGAATCTTGAGGAAATATGTTATACGATTATAAGTGCGATAACTGTTCTCATGAATTGATAGACGTTTATCAATCTATTCATGATGAAGCTTTAGTCAAATGTCCTAACTGTGGAAAAGACAGCTTGATCAGAGTAATATATGGTGGTGTAGGATCATTTATGAAAGATGTAAAAACTATCGGACAGTTAGCCGATAGCAACTGGGGCAAGATGGGACATTATCAGAAATCAGAATTAGAAGCTAAGCGAAAGCAAAATCAAACCAAAGAAGAGTCTGCTTTTAGTTTTGCTGGAAACGCCACCAAAAAGGAAATTAATAAAATGTCCGCTGAACAACAAAAAAAATATATTATGACAGGTGACAAATGAAATTTATTGACGCATTCTCAAATGAAAACTTAAAGTCTAAACACAGTTTAGAATCATTATATGACGAGCGTGGAAATTTGCTTGATACTTCAGAGTCTAAGATATTTGCTAAAATGCTTATTATCGACCTAGGAGACAACGAGACGCAAAAACAATTCTTTGTTAGAACATATAATAATACTCCACTAGACCCTATTGGTCCAGACTCAAGGCGTGATATATGGAGAAGAACAGAGCTTAAGAAAGTAAATCAGTCTACATTTGATGCTTATTTATCTTATCTACAAACACGAAATAGATTGCACATGACGAAGGCTCAAAGGAGTTATATCAATGGGTAGTAAACGAGGACCACTAAGTAAGGCGGAAGTTTTTTATATAGAAGAACATATTAAGTCTGGTAAGGATATTAATGAAATTGCAACTGATTTAGATCGTGCAGTCAAATCTATAGAGAAGTGCGTAACTAAAGTTCAAAAAGAACTCAAAAAGTCACCATTAACTTCTGACCAATTTGCTCGTCGCCCAGGTGTTACTGTTATGACAGAAAATGCTTCTACAATGGGTGACGCTACACGATCAAGAAAATCTCCATCATCGCTTAGTTGCATTACCAAAATCAAAGATGAATAAAGCCATAGTCAGCTTTGCTCATGGTAGCACCTTTGCTAACATGCTAAGCATAGCTTTGCCTAGATTCTATAAGTATGCTCATAAACATAGTTATGATTTGCACATACCAACCTACAATACTGTGAGGCACTGGTGCTATAATTATTCATGGAACTATAATAGACCTATTTCTTGGTTAAAAGTTCCTATCATTAAGCACTATTTGACAAATGGATATGATGTTGTACAATGGATAGATTGCGATGTAATAATCAATAAATTTGACAAAGATATCAATGAGGATTTCTTAACAAGCGCATGCAATCAGTCTTTAGTGACTCACTATGATAGATATGAGGGCGTTGTTCCCAATTGTGGAATTTGGTCATTGAAAAAGTCAGCTATAGATTTATTAGATAATATATGGAATCAAAGTGACTATATAAATCATAAGTGGTGGGAACAGGGGGCAAATATTCATTTAATGAATTCCTATCCAGAGTTAAAGAGTTTATGTCATATTCTACCATATGAATTTAATGTTCATAAAAATGATATGCGTTTTAATGAACGTGATTGGGAAGTTGATGGCGTTATGTTACACGCAACAACATGGCATAATAGAATAGAAAAAATGAAGGAATGGGATAGGAGATCAAACAATGAACTGGAATAAATACGTTAAGAATATAGACGATTCTCATCAAATGACAACTGATAAAAAGCATATACATAAACTATGTGATTTAGTTAACGGATATTCATATAAGATATTAGAACTTGGTAGCCACGCTGGAATAAGTACGGCAGCATTGGCTCTAGCCTCTCCAAATTCTACTGTTGACTCTGTTGATCTTTGTGATACCATACCTCAACACGCTAGAGTATCTTATTGGAACAGTCTTGGTATTAAGAATATAACACCATTCGCGTGTTCAGCAGAACAATTTTTGAACCAAACTAATACTTATTATGATTTTATTTTTCATGATGCTGTACATGGATCTAAAGCAATGAATGAGTATATACAATGCTCTAACATATGCAACATATTAGCTATTCATGATTTTGAGCAACTATCTAAATTGGAGCAAGATATTGTGTCAACTAAATTTAAGTCTCACCTTATAGATATTGATTTAAAGGGAAGAATGTTATTTATAGGATTTAAACAATGAGCTTCATAACATCATATAATGATTGGCTAAATGAATATCGCAAAGATAAATATAAGGTGTGGATTAGAGCCACTTTGTCCAATCATCAAGAGTATTATCTACCAGAGTTCACCAAGTGGGTTGATCTTAAACAATTTTGTCAAAATAATAAACTGAGAGTGCTAAAAGTAGGACTACAATATAGATCGCACTCTATTGAAGTTGATTTATCTGATTGTGATGGGGTTTATCTTATTAGATCGTTGATTGGAGTAATGGGCGAAAATAGTAAGCAAACTATTACTATTGGTAAACTATATGGTAATACCATAAAGAAAACCATGTGGGTTACTCCAGAATTAATTGAAGAGTTACAAACAGAAGATACAGTTGAGGATTCCTTTAAAGAGGCTTTGATTTTGAACTATGACACGCAAGCAGAAACCAGAACTATTTAATCAGCAATATCAAAAAGAATGGTCAGAAACTCATAAATATAAACATATTCATACTGGTGAATATTGTACTTTTGAAGCATATGTAGCAGAATACATTGTGCTACGTAGATCAGAAAAGTTGAACTTAGGAAAGCCATCTTATAAATTTTGGACAAAGGGAGATCCTTTACACTGGCTCTGGAAAAAGCAGCACGGTGCAGCTTTGCAGCTAAAAAAGAAATATAGTGAAGAAGCTATATTATCAGCAATTAAATCTAAAGATTTTGAAGGATTGTTGGTACTTGGTATTCAAAATGGCAGAGGATACAAAATTAATCCTTTAGCAGAGAAGGTTATCGCTAAATATCAGCAAATGCTAGATGACGCTCAAAATAAAATAGAAGTCAATCTAGAGGCTAAGGTAGAAAATGAGAAAAACGAACTTGAAACTAGGGCCGGTAAGAGCTATAATACAAGAAGAAACACGATCAATCAATTGAGGAATCTATGAGCAAACTTAAAAAGACCAACAAATTCACTGAAGATAATGTTAGCAACTCTATAGTTACTAAATACGGAGATGTTGTTAGAAGTGGCACAGAAGTATTACAGAATATCAATAGCCTTAACATTATTGGTATTTCTCCAGCATTAGATATAGCTCTTGGTGGCGGTCTTAGAGAAGGTTCTGTTGTTGTTATGACGGGCGATCCAAAGAGTGGCAAAACCACAACTGCCCTACACTTTGCTTCCAAGTGCCAACAAAAGAACAAGCGTGTTATTTATGTTAACACAGAAGGTAGACTATCTAAACAAAACTTTGATGGCATTAAGGGATTGCAGCCTGAGAATATTCTTATTATTGAATCCACAGATGAAAGAGTATTATCAGCAGAAGACTTTTTAAATATCATAGAATATTATATCAACAATGATCCCGGCTGTTTGATTATAGCAGATTCGCTATCCAACATGGTGCCAGCGTGTGAACTTGAGGGTGAAGTGCGAACGGGCGTTCGTAACGCTCTGCCAAGACTGCTATCCATGTTTTTTAAACGCATTAGCGGTACGCTTATGAAGAACAAGACTATTCTCATTTGCATCACTCACAATATTGCTAATACTGGTGGATCACCATATGCACCACAAAAGATGGCAGACTGTGGAAACATGTTGCAGTATCAAGCCGGAACCAATATGGTTATCACCCATCGTGGCAAATGGCAAGTTCCAAAGGATACTGGCCCTCACGTTGGTCAAATAGCCAACTGGTCTATCAAAACATCTAACGCTGGTGGAAGACCTAATAGCACTGCGGAAGGGTGGATTAGATATGGTGTTGGAGTAGATGAAGTACAAGAAGTTATTCAAATTGCCTGCGAATTCAGACTGATTAAAACCGCTGGTGCATGGTATACAATTTCTTGTGCTTTAGATGAGCCGAATCATCCAGTGGTTCAGTCATATTTAGCATCACAAAATGCTACAACTCCAGATGAAATGGAAAAAGCTCTTAAGTTCCAAGGTGTCAATGCTGTTGCTGAATTTCTCAATTCTCATAATGATATTGCACAGTTTATATATACCAAAATCAAGGAACTTCATTGATGAAAGTTGTTGGCATCAATGGTAAAGAATATGTTTGGAATCTTACTGGGTATGATGTATTTAATGATGACGCCAAAAAAAGATCCAAATATCATATACGTGCAAGAAAGCTTTTGAAGGAACTATTTCATAGTTATAGAATACTTGAAGAAGTAAAATTGCCGGGAAGTACGGAGCTTCATAGAAAATCCGTATTGTACCTTGATTTTTACGTTCCTTCCATTACACTGGCGGTTGAGGTTCATGGTCAACAGCATTATGAGTTTAGCCCGTTCTTTTACAGAAGTAGGGCAGATTTTTTAAAAGCCAAGGCTAGGGATGAGGATAAAATAACTTGGTGCGAACTCAACGGGATAACACTAATTACCCTTAAATATACAGAAAGCGACGATGAGTGGCGACAAAGAATTAAAAGCGTCTGAAAAACTAGCGGAACATCTTGATGCTATCACATCATATATAGAGCTAAGTAATACTAAATTTTCTTCATTTAGAGAAGAATATCTATTGGTATCAGATCTATCTCTAGATCAACTAAAAAATCTAACACAACAAGAAGCTATAGATGCTGCGTATTTACTATATGGATATGCTACATATATTCAAGATGAAATAAATAAGAATAAAATAGCATTAAATTGGTGTCACGATCAGATGGAAAGAATGATAGTAAAACATAGTCAGGACTTTGGACAATATACCAAGCATGAGTCTAAAAAACATATTTTGGCCGCAAATAATTCATATGCGGCATCTCTTGAGAATATGAGAGAAGTAGCAGAAGCGAGACTACAATCCTTAGACGGCAAAGTTTATGAACTAAAAAGAAGAGCCGATATATTATTAGAGAAAGGTAAAAAGTTATGAGTAACTTTGATGCATTTTTATCGTCATTGTCAGATGACCAAAAGCAAAAATTGGTCGAAGCACTATTAAACAAATCAGAACCACAAGAGACTAAGCCTAGTCCACAGCCAAGCCGTTCATCTTCATCCTCTGTCAATGTAGATGAGAATTTTATTGTTAGAAGGACAGATGCTACTAGTAACAGGAGAAAAGAAGCCGTGAGAGGTAGAGAAAACAGATGGAAAGACGAGGGAGAGTCTAGGGATATTGAAACCCCTAGCTTTGAAAGAACCCCCCGCAAACGAGAGCCGTCCAAAAAGGTAGACCTTGAGTGCCACGTTTGTGGAAAAACATTCAAGCAGGACGCAAGATATGTATATGGCGAATTCCCAAGATGCAACAAGTGTACCGGAAGGTGATATGGATAATAATTTAACAGATATTGGTGCTGAACGAGCGGTTCTTGCTGGCATATTGCAGCATGGTATAGATGGTTATATTACTGTTTCAGATTTGATCAATGTTGATAGCTTTGGTCATATTAATAATCAAACTATATACAAGTGTGTAGAAAAGGTTATTAGTAATGAGCAGAAAATAGATCTGCCAGCTTTATTATCTGCCGCATCGCAGCTAAATTTATCTGATAATATTAATACTCCACAAGAGTTGAAGTATATAAAATCCCTGTTTGACTTTCCTATCAATAAGGATAATATCTTTAGTTTTGGAGTTCAGTTAAAGAAGTTTGAGTTTGCTCGTAAGATCAAAAAGCTTACAGCCAAAATACATAAAGATATAGACGATGTTACTGGTAATGAGAGTATTAATGAGATTATTCAGATACTAGAGAATCCAGTAACAGATTTTCTAAGGGAAGATGATGGAGGCGAGAGTCCAGAAAAAATAGGCGAGAATATCAAGGACTATATAGATTTTCTAGAGAAGAACAAATGTGATATTATTGGTATACCAACTGGATTTTCTAGATATGACGAAGCCATTGGCGGCGGATTAAGAAGGAAGTGTGTTGATCTAGTTGCCGCACGACCAAAAGTTGGTAAGAGTGTTTTTGCTGATAATGTCGCACTAAACATTGCTAGTAAAAACATCCCCGTGCTGATGCTAGACACAGAAATGTCAAAGGAAGATCATTTAAACAGACTACTAGCCAATATCAGTGGCATACCAATTAATGAAATTGCTACCGGTCAGTTTACGGATGATCAAGATAAATATGATAAGATCGTAGAAGCAATGAAGCTTCTGGAAAAGATACCCTACAATTATATTAGCGTTGCTGGCAAACCATTTGAACAAATTCTAAATCTTGTTAGAAGGTGGGTTGTACAGGATGTTAAGACCAATGAATACGGTCAAACGGCTGACTGTGTTATTATATATGACTATTTGAAGTTAATGTCATCTAGTTCTATAACCAACAATATACAAGAATATCAAGCTCTAGGCTTTCAGATTACTTCATTACATAATCTGTGTGTTAAGCTAGATATTCCATGCTTATCATTCGTACAACTAAACCGTGATGGTATTACAAAAGAAAGTACAGATGCTGTGTCTGGTTCAGATAGGCTAATATGGCTATGTACATCTTTTAGTATCTTCAAGATTAAGTCTCCAGAAGAGTTGGCAGAAGATGGGCCAAATGCTGGTAATAGAAAGTTAGTACCAATTGTTTCTCGTCATGGTGCCGGATTAGACGATGGCGATTATATTAATATGGTGATGCAAGGAACATATGCCAAGTTGAGAGAACTAAAAACACGCAATGAGTTTAAAAATCAACCCGTTGGTGATTCTGGATTAATCAATAGCGACACCTTAACAAAAATACAGCAAGATGGACTTACAGACACTGAAAACGACTCTGAATAATAAATCAGATTTGGTTTTTGAAAAACTAGGAATGAAGTGCGAGAAGTTTGGGAATAATATATATTCCACTTGTCCCGTTCATGATTCTAGCGATAATCCTAGAGCGTTTTCATTTGCTGTTGATAAGGGTATATGGAAGTGTTGGACTAGAGATTGTCAGCACCAATATAGAAACGATATCTTTGGTCTAATACGTGGCACATTATCAAATGAGCAAGGTTATGATGTTGGGTTTTCTGAGGCTTTAAAGTGGGCCTGTGATCTATTAAAAGTTAAACATAAGCACTCTAATATTGAGATTACAGAAAACGAGTCTGACGATTTTTTACAGTTGGTTAGTTCCTTCAAAGAAGATATAATAAGTAGAACCTATGAGCCAATTACAATTGAAAATATAGATTGCCCATCAGACTATTTTATATCTAGGGGTTTTGCTTCAGAAACATTGGTGCATTTTGGCGTTGGTGATTGTAATAACCCAAAGTCAAAAATGCATAACAGAGCTATTATACCCATTCATGATGATAGCGGAGAAAATATAGTAGCAATGATAGGAAGATCGGTTAAAGAATATAAGATGCCCAAATTCCTATTTCATCCTCCCGGTTTCTCTAAAACTGGCTTATTATACAATTATCATAGAGCAATACAGAAAATTAATGAAACAAATACAGTATTTATAATAGAGGGGCAAGGAGATGTATGGAGATTATATGAGGCTGGAATTTATAACGCTGTGAGTATATTTGGTAAATCACTCAGCAAAGAACAAGAAGCAAAACTGAATAAGCTCCCTCTGACTCATATTGTGGTCTTAACTGATAACGATCAAGCGGGCAGAGAATCTAAGATGCAAATACAACGCCAACTAAACAGATTATATAAACTATCATTTCCAAAAATTCCCACCAAAGATATTGGGGATATGTCTGTAGCACAAATACATAATATTATTTTACCACAAATAAAGGGAAGCCGTATATGAAAATAGTCGGAATAGCCGGTAGAAAGCAAGCCGGTAAAAATACAGTTGCAAATTATATTAATGGGCATGTATTAATTTCAAGAGAGATGATTAACGATTTCTATATTGATGAAAACGGTAAATTAATTGTTAAAACTACAGACAATAGTGGAGAAGAAGGATTTGGCGAATTTGATGTTACACGAAAAGATAGAGCTTTTATAGAATATGCCCATAAAGAGTTGTGGCCATATATCAAAGTGTATCATTTTGCCGATTCTCTTAAGGAAATGGCAATCAATGTATTTGGATTAAATCCACAACATGTTTATGGGTCAGATAAAGATAAGAATACGGTGACTCATCTTAAGTGGGAAGATTTACCAAATTGCCCACCAGATAAAAATGGATTTATGACGGTTAGAGATTTTCTACAGCACTTTGGAACCAATATAGTTAGAAAGATATATAACAATGCCTGGGTTAATGCTACGATTAACAAGATAGTGGCAGAAGATTCAGAAATAGCTATTATTCCAGACGTAAGATTTCCTAACGAAGTAGAAGCCATACAGAAAAATGGCGGCGTGGTTATAAGACTGACAAGAGATTTGCACCATAGTGATCATGAGTCAGAAGTGGCTTTGGATAAAGAAAATTACGATTGGAAAAACTTCGATCATATTATAGATAATACTTCTATCAATATAGAAGAACTATGTTATTGTCTAAAGTCAAACTCATTTACTTGGGGAACATAGATAGTATAAATTTTATTTGGTTATAATTCTCAAATTTTGTGTATATAAGTATGCATCAGCGTACTTTTTATAGGAACACATTATGAAACCAAAAGAACTATTGACCAAAGAATTTTTAGAATATCATTATTTAGAGAAAAGAAAAAGCATAAATCAAATAGCAAAAGAATTTAATATCAGTTCTCATAATTCGATAGATCAATATATTAAAAAATATGGATTATATAGATCTAGTCTAAAAGACAGCTCTAATATATTAACTAAAGAATTCTTAGAAGAGCATTATGTAAAACAAAATTTAAGCCTAAAAGATGTAGCAATAAAAGCTGGATTCAAAAGAAAAAGCATAGTAAAGAAGGCTCTGGAAAAACACGGAATACCAGAGAGAGAACATACAAAAAGTGAAAAATTTAAATTAGCAATAGAAAAAAATAGAATACACCCACATATACCATCAAGATATTTTCAATCATTAGTTTATGGTGCTGATAGAAGGAATATTATATTTGAAATTAGCATTAATGACATTTGGAATCAATTTGAGAAACAAAATCATAAATGTGCTTTGTCTGGATTAGAATTAAAATTTCCGACTTTTGGAGAAAAAGCGACAGAGCAAACAGCGTCATTAGATAGAATAAATAGCGATCTAGGTTATACTAAAGACAATATACAATGGTTGCACAAAGATGTGAATAAAATGAAGTGGGAATTAAGTCAAGACAGATTTTTAGAACTATGTCGAATTATTACTACTAGGGGAAATTAAATGCTATGTACTTATATTAGAAGCTCTTCATATAATCAATATTCATATTGTCAAATGAGCTATTTTATTACTTATGTTCTCGGATTTCAGCAGCCATCTGGGAAACGTGCAGAAATTGGAACTATTGTCCACAAAGTAATGGAGTCTTTAGCAAAACTAAAACAGTTTGCACAAGACAATCCAAAGAAAACTAAACTAATAGTAAACGACGATGCCTTGGGTGAGCTTAACTTTAAAAAGTCGGAACTATTTACAGACGAATGTGTAGATGTTTTACTCAAGAAAAGTTTTGATTTTTATACAGAAGATTCTCATCATGATTTCTCAAAAGCCGATAATACAAACTGTAGACAATTAGTATACGATACATTGCTATATAATGATGGTCAATTTGATCCACGCAACAGAAAGGTGGTCGCAGCAGAGCCGCACTTTGATATTCCAATAGAAGAAGAGTGGGCAAAGTATGAATATACGTTTCCAGACGGTAGAGTTATCAACGGTCAATTAGCCATTAAAGGTACTATAGATCTTGTAACAGAATCCAGCGATGGTATAATAGAAGTTATAGACTGGAAAACGGGAAGAAGGCTAGATTGGGCTACTGGCGAGGAAAAAACATACGAAAAGCTATGCTCAGACCCTCAATTATTGCTATATAACTATGCTATTGCTAAGCTATTTCCAGACTATAAGCAATCCATTATGAGCATCTTTTTTATTAAGGATGGCGGTCCATTTTCTATGTGTTTTGACAAGGAAGATCACGGCAGATTCTTAGAAATGCTTAAGAAAAAGTTTGAAGAAATCAAGCTAAATAACGATCCAAAGCCACTTTCTCAGTCCAGAGATAGCTGGAAATGCACTAAATTGTGCCATTATTATAAGAACAAATGGCCAGATACCGATAAAAATATGTGTATTTATATAGAGGATCACCTAAAAACCCACGGGCTGGATAATACTCTGAAAAAGTGTACCAAGGACGGTTTCGACATAGGATACTATTCTGCTCCGGGTTAATATGAATAAACTACTAACTATTGGAATGTCAACGTATGACGATTTTGATGGGGTATTTTTCTCCATCCAATCGCTACGCATGTATCATCCCGTATGTCAAACGGACTACGTAGAGTATCTCATATTAGATAATAATCCAAACGGACATCATGGAGAAACATGCAAAGGTTTTGCAAATAGTAGCCCAAATATTAGATATATCCCACTACACGATACTCCTAGCTCTTTTAATAAATACAAAGTGCATGATTATGCTAGTGGAAAGTATGTTCTAATTATAGATTCACACGTTTTAATAGAGTACGGTGGTATTAGATCTTTATTAGCATATTTTCAGAATAATCCTAATTGCAAAAATCTGGTTCAAGGCCCACTATTATACGACGATTTACAGAATATTTCTACTCATTTTGATCCTAAGTGGAGTGGAGATATGTATGGAGTATGGGCCACAAATAAAGAACAATATGATAAAGGATTACCGTTTGAAATACCAATGCAGGGCATGGGCTTGTTAGCATATGAAAAAGCATCTTGGAAGGGTATTAATCAACACTTTAAAGGATTTGGTGGAGAAGAAGGATATATAGCAGAAAAGTTTAGACAGTGGGGTGGTAAAAACATATGCTTACCATCACTAAAATGGAATCATAGATTTGGGCGACCAAACGGAGTAAAGTATCCACTTATATTGGAAGACAGGATTTGGAACTATTTCATAGGATGGCTAGAGATAACTAGAGATCCAAATCATAAAATGATTACTGCTATATATGAATATTTTAAGAATAAAATTCCACAAGGTAGTATAGATCACATTTTCACTAACGCTAAAAAACTAATTTTAGGAGAAGATTATGCCAATTCCATCTAGAAGAAAAGAAGAAGAAAAAGACTCATTTGTTTCAAGATGTATGAGTAACGAAACAATGAAAAAAGAATATCCAGATCAGCAGCAAAGAGTTGCTATTTGTATGCAGCAAGCGACGGCTGGTTGCGACTGCGTAGAAGCTGCTGATTATGAATTGCAGATGGAAGCTGGATATACAGAAGAACTAACAGAAGATAATTTTTATGTTCCTTCTCAAGCTGAATATGAAGATTTTGGTGAAGCAACAGAAGAGTGGGATATTGCTAGCGAAAAGCCGGGACTGTGGGAAAACATTAGAAAGAAAAAAGAGCGAGAAGGTAAGAATTATAAACCAGCCAAGCCGGGTGATCCAGATCGACCAGATAAGAGCGCTTGGAAAAAGGCTCAATCTGATAGTGGTAACGAAATGGCTTTAGAGCAAATTCAGAAAATGCATGACCAGTTAATGGAAATTGTAATGAGATTAAAGGGTATGACTCTATCAGTAGAGTTCCAAGATTGGACAAAAGATATGATTTCCAAGGCTGAAATTTATATTCAAAATGTTTACGACTTTGTAAAATATTATGAACCCGGCAAGTACGAAGATGAATATACAGAAGATGAAGACGAAGTAGAAGAACCGTCAGAATTAGAAACAGAGGATCCTGATGAAACGGAAGCTTCTGGTAAAAAATTCCAATATCGTGATCCAGAAAGTGGAGAAATATATACTTATCAAAGACATGGTATATATGAGAAAAATGGCAATAGATTAGTTTATGTTGGTAAAGCTTCCGAATATCAAGGTCGTAAGGTAACACTCAATAAGCCATTTAGAACACCTAGTGGGCCAAAGAAGTTTGCTGTATATGTTAAGAATGAAAGCGGTAATGTTGTGATTGTTAGGTTTGGAGATCCAAACATGTCGATTAAGAAAAACAATCCAGAGCGTAGAAAAAGCTTTAGAGCAAGACATAATTGCGATACAGCAAAAGATAAAACTACACCTAGATATTGGTCATGCAAAGCTTGGTAATATAATGGACTTGATAGGAAAGTGGAAAAATCACTTAAAAAAAAATAACATGACTTACTGCAAGCACTTGATGTTTGCGGTAGGTCATGGAATTACGTGCTTAAAGGCGGGATTATATTTGATAATACATGGTTTCTTTCCGTGTTATTATGAACACGCTGGTAGCGAATTAGTGCATAGATTAGAAAAAGTATTTACAGAAAGAGAAAGCTTTCTATCGGATTGTAAAAAAGACTTGCTGTAGGTAGAATATTGCGGTTACCTTATTGTTTGATAGGAGAAAAAAATTGAATTGGTTTCCATTGAAGAATTTTACACATTATAGTCTATTGCGTGGCTTTTCAAAGCCAGAAGAACTTGCCCAAAAATGCAAAGATAATGATTATCCAGCATGTGGTCTTTGTGATCATAAAACAATATCTGGTGCTGTATCATTTTATCAAGCTTGTAAAAAGGTTGGGATCAAGCCAATCATAGGTTGTTCATTTGATAATTTCTCTCTTTTCTCCAAAAATAAAGATGGGTGGAATGATCTTATTGCCTTAGTTTCATCGCTAGATGAAAATGGTAATCTATCACAAGAATTGCTAGATCAAACGCTAGCTAAAAAGAATCTGATCAAGCTTTCTAGCTCTCCATCTAAGAATATGCCACACAGTTATTATACTGAAAAGGCAGATGCTAGACTTCATAGAGTGTTGCTATGCTCAGATATGAAAACCACGCTTCCTAAAATACAAAAAACAATTAGGCCAGATAATCGTGGCGGAATTAGCGTTGATTCAAAATATCCAGAAGAGCATATGGATAAGCTAGTATATTTCATGCAGGATTCTTTTTATGTATTAAATAAGGAAGAATCCAAAGATTTAGATACAAAAGAGTTAAAGTCTATTTATGACCAATGTGAAGACTATAATATATTAAGCAAGCCAGTGCTACCAAAGTTTTCATGCCCTAATAATATGTCCGAAGAAGAATATCTCAAGGAATTGTGCAGAAATGGATGGAAGAAACTCCTTATTGATAATGATAAAGTTTCTGATGAAGCATCCAAGCAAAAATATTTAGACAGATTCAAAGAAGAATTTGATGTTATTAAAGGAGCTAATCTATTCGGATATTTTCTCATTGTACAAGATATCATTAAATATGTAAATAATTCTGGATGGATGAGTGGTCCCGGTAGAGGAAGTGTAGGAGGATGCTTAATATCATATCTAATTGGTATTACCCAAATTGATCCAGTTGAATATGATTTATTGTTTGAAAGATTTTATAACGCCGGTAGAAATACAGACGATCACGTTTCTCTACCAGATATTGACATGGACGTTCCGGCTAAAAAGCGTGATGATGTTATTAATTACCTTAAAGAGAAATACGGAAAAGATCATGTAAGCCAAATGATTACATTCGGTAGATTGCAAGGCAGAAGCGCAATAAAAGAAGTTCTTCGCGTAAATGAAGCTTGCTCTTTTGGAGAAATGAATGCTATAACAAAGAGTGTTCCCAACGAAGCAGAAATTTCTGATCAATTAGCAGAAATGGATGACGAAGATAGGTCTATTATTCGTTGGGCATTATTAAACCGTTCAGATGAATTGAGAGATTTTTGCCATATCGCAGAAGACGGAAAGCTAGACGGTGACTACGCTGAATATTTTCAGCAAGCAATTGATTTAGAGGGAACATTCAAAACACAGGGCAAACATGCTGCTGGCGTTGTTATATCAAAAGAGCCACTACATAAGGTTTGCCCGATGGTAAAACAAAAAGGTTCATCTGAAAAGATTGCTGGATTAGAAATGGCAGATTTAGAAGCTTTGGGGCGTCCAAAATTTGATGTTTTAAGTCTTTCACTTCTTGACAAATTGATGTATATATCAGATTTAATTTAACAAAAGGAATTAACTAATGGCTAATAGGGACTATATTGTGTTCGACTTTGAAAGTGGTTCTCGCAACCCGCACAAAACACAACCAACTCAAATTGCAGCTATAGCATTAGATGGAAGAAATCTATCAGTAAAAGGTACATTCAATAGCGAAATATGCCCAATACTTGATGATGATAAAGCAATTGCTGCCGGTGTTGATCCAATTGAGGATGGCGCATTAAAAGTTACTGGCAAAACTAGGGAAAAGCTAGCAGAAGCCCCATCATTAAAATCTGTATGGTCTAAGTTTACTAAGTTTGTAGACCAATACAATTGGAAAGGTGATCCATTTTTTAATCCTATTCCGGTAGGATATAACATTATCGGCTTTGATATGATAATTATTAATAGATTATGTGAACAATTTGGCCCGTGGGACAAGACAAAAAATCAACAGAAGATGTTTAGTAAAGTATACAAAGTTGATTTAATGGATAATGTTTTTATGTGGACTGAAAGCGATCCTAGTTTCAAATCAATTAGCATGGATTCTTTGAGAGAAAGAATGGGTCTTAGTTTTGAAAATGCTCACGATGCATTGCAAGACGTTAAAGATACTGCCAATATTTTTATCAAATTATTGAAGACTCATAGATCAATATATCAAAATATTTCGTTTGATAAAGCCTTTGCTGATGGAAATTTATATGTCAAATAAAATTTGTATATATTGTGAACAATCTAAACCAATAACGGAATTTCCAAAACACAAACAAAATAAAGATAGGCTTGACAATAGATGTAAATCTTGTATAAAGCTACAATCCAACCTTCGAAAAGAATTGCATAAAATAGCGCCAGAAAAACCAGCACTGTGTGAGTGCTGTGGAAGGATTCCAAAGGTGTGGCATTTAGACCATAATCATTATGATAACTCATTTAGGGGGTGGCTTTGTGACAAGTGTAATACTGCAATTGGTATTTTGGGAGACGATTTAACTGGTGTTACTAATGCTATGAACTATTTGCTATCAAGAAGAAATAATTATGATTGATTATAACGATAAGAAAACTTGGCAACTGTTCGCAGAAGGCAAAACTAAAGGTATTTTTCAGCTAGAAAGCAACCTTGGTAAAGCTTGGTCTAAAAAGCTAGCACCAAATAATATTGAAGAATTATCTGCATTAATTGCGATAATAAGACCCGGATGCCTAAAAGCTTATGTTGATGGCAAATCTATGACGCAGCATTTTATTGACAGAAAACACGGTCGCGAAGATGTAACATACTTACACGAATCTTTGGAAGAAATATTAGCCCCAACTTATGGCGTTCTAGTTTATCAAGAGCAATCCATGCGTATAGCTCAAAAGATTGCTGGCTTCAATCTACGAGAGGCTGACGATCTTCGTAAAGCCATTGGAAAGAAAAAAGCTGATCTCATGGCTAAAGTAAAAAAGAAGTTCATACAAGGCGCTGAAAACGTCAAAATGGTCAATAAGGAAGAGGCAGAAAAAATCTTTGGATGGATTGAAAAGTCATCGCGTTATGCGTTTAATAAATCTCACAGCATATTATACGCTGTGTGTTCTTACTGGAGTGCTTATCAAAAGGCTCATCATACAAAAGAATTTTTCTTATCTTATCTATATTATGCTAATGAAAAACCAGATCCTCACCAAGAAATATATGAGTTAATCTCTGAGGCAAAGCTGTTTGATATAGAAGCCAAAACCCCAAGTTTGTCTAATTTTGATAGCAAATTTAATGTAAAAAATAATAAAATCTTTTTTGGAATTAAGGATATCAAATCGTTGACGGGCAAAACGGGCGATAAGCTTATAGAAGCCATAGAAGAAGTCACACAACAACTTGGCAAGAAAATACATAAATTTAGCTGGTTAGAAATATTATTATATCTAAGTCCAAAAATCAGTTCAACAGCTTTTAAAGCTCTAGCATCTATAGGATTTTTTAGAGACTGTTCTGATAAAATTACTAGGAATAAAGCTCTATACGAATATGATATTTATAGGACTTTAACAAAGGCTGAAACTACTTGGTTGCAAGAGTCTTATAACTCTAAGCAATGGCAAACATTTATAGAAGCCTTAAAGGATTTAGCGCCACTGAAAAAAGAGGGTGGTGGCACAAGCAAGGTAGACAGAAAGCAAGCTATAGAGAACGAGATTAATCTATTGGTTAGTCCACCCTATAGTTTAGATGATGATCCCAGTTGGGTTATAGATCAAGAAGTAAAATTTTTGGGATGTCCAGTGAGCATGACTAAGGTTGAAACATCTGATACTTCTGCCGCCAATACTACTTGTAAAGAAGTTATAAACGGTAAAAAGGGAAAGGACTTGTGCATAGTTGCTAATGTACAAAGAGTTTCAGATTATAAAATAACCAAGGGAGAGTCCAAGGGGCAATTAATGTCATTTTTAACTATTGAAGATGATACATGCATATTAGATAGTGTGATTGTGTTTCCAAAAGTAAAAGAAAAATATAAGTACGTACTATACGAAGGTAATAATTTAATTTTTTGCGGATCAGTATCTGAGAATGACTCATCTTTTATAGTGAATCAGATACATGAAATTTAGTTGTGTTTTTTGTGGTTGTTACTGCTAATATATAAAGATCAAGGAGAATGCGATGAATCTATGTTCGTTTACGGGATATTTGGTTGAAAATCCACGTATTTCTATGATTGGAGATGTTGTAAAAGCCGAATTCGTAATGGTCGTTTATACATATAGAAAAACCAAAAGTGGAGAAAAAAATCGAATACCAACATATTTGCCGTGTGAAGCGTGGCACACTGGAGCAGAAACCCTAGAAAAGTATGCTACCAAAGGGACTAAGCTTACAGTTCATGCGTCAGCTAAAAATTTCTCTAAAGATGATTCGTCTATAGTCTTTAGAATCAACGAGTTTGATTTCTGCCAACAGGAATTTGATGACTAATATGAGAAAAAAAAGAATACTATTTTGTAGTGAGGCAACGTTTTTAAATACTGGTTACGCAACATATACCAGAGAAATATTAAATTACTTGCATAGTACCAATAAGTATGAACTTGCTGAAATGGCATCATACGGAGAGCAGAATGACCCAAGAGCTTCTAATATTCCCTGGAAGTTTTACGGGGTTGTTCCTAACGAGAATGCCTCACGCGAAGAAAAAGAACAATACCAAAATCACCCAACATCACAATTTGGTGAATTAGCATTTGAATCAGTATGCTTAGATTTTAAGCCAGATATTGTGTGTGATATTAGAGACTTTTGGATGTTAGATTTCCAAGAGCGTTCTCCTTTTAGGCCATTTTATAAGTGGTGCATTATGCCGACCGTTGATGCTAGGCCACAAGCTAGACAGTGGATAGCAACATATGAATCAGCGGACGCCTGTTTAACATATTCAGAATGGGCCGGTGAAGTATTACAGGCT